CTGTGGCCAAGAGACCGTGCTCCTTGTGCAAACGCATCAAAGATTGGTTGGCTGTTCAGTGCACCGTATTGGCGATATAATTTGAAGCGCATCTTGTGTTATAAATAACTGTGTATTTAATGATATTATGGCTAAGTTCGCAAAAAGATTAAGAAAATTATCTGGTTATACAGAAAACGCCTTGGTTGTAGGTAAGGCATTTGGTAATCTCGACCAATTGTTGGAGATCTATACCAATGTTTTTGTTGTAGATGATGCACCACCGTCCGCTAAAGCAAGAAATCTCATCTACAAAGAAAATTTCGATGATCTAAATGTGTTGACACAGGTTGGTGCTATATTCATCGACCTGGATAAGATTGATAAATTAGTCATTCTGGAAGATTTTTGGCAAAGGCACAAGTCAACTATATTTGTCGAAGGCAACGATTGCATACTGAGACATCTATCTAAGCCATTGTTTAAAACAGGATGGCAGTGCACCAGTTTACAGAGAATTTATCACGTATGGGAAAAGATAAAATGAAAATAGCAGTGGTCACGACCTTTCACGAAGAAGGTCTTAAAAAATATGGTCAAAGAATGATTAACACCTTCTGCGATAACTGGCCTGCCGAGGTGAAATTACATGTCTATCCAGAATTATGTAATCCTGCCATACGCAACCATGATCATGTCACCCTCAAAAGATTAGAAGAAGTTCCAGAACTCATGGCATTCAAAGCACGTTGGCAAAATGTTCCCAAGGCCAATGGTGATGTTTCAGCGGATCCTGTGAGATCTCGAAGAAAAGACGCAGGCAAAGGATTTAAATGGCATGCTGTGAGATTCGCACACAAAGTCTATGCGATTTTTCACTGTGCCCGAGAAACTGATGCGGATATATTGATATGGATGGATGCCGATATGGTATGTCATAGTCCTATAAGCATAGATACGCTCCGTCGATTAATACCCATCGATAAAGATCTATGTTATCTTGGAAGAAAAGGCAAATATTCAGAATGCGGACTGTACTCTATGAATTTACGATCGCATGCCACAAGGAATTTTCTTAATGAATTTCAACGTGTGTATGATGATGCCGAGAATGGTATATTTTTAATGGAAGAATGGCATGATAGTTTTGTTTTTGATCGTGTTAGAGAAAAATTTCCAAATCTACGTCAGTTAGATTGGGCTAACGATCTGTCAGATCTGAGACCTCACAAAGGCAATAGTCAAGGAGAAGGACATCCAATTATTAATAGTGAATGGGGTGAATATTTAGATCATCTAAAAGGTGATGATCGAAAAGAATTAGGTCATAGCAAGGCTATAGATTTAAAGATGCCGAGGAAAAGCAATTATTGGAGTAAAATCATATGAAACAAAGCCATGGTTTTTGGTTCCCTGACTACGATGATCATTTTCCTCGTATGTTAGCAAAGAGTCTTAAGAATGATAAAGTTATAAGATATCAATGGCGGGCTCGAGATGCCGCGATTGCTGCCTGCGACCAAAAAAGAATCTGCATTGATATAGGAGCTAATGTTGGGTTGTGGGCCTGCGATCTTGTAAATGAATTTCAAACAGTAATTGCATTTGAACCTGTGGAAGAATTCAGAGATTGCTTCAAAAAAAATGTTAAAGGTTCTAATTATATTGTTGAATCAGTTGCACTTGGTAGAACCGAAACCTTTATTGAAATGAACATAGTTCAAGGCAATACCGGGCACAGTCATATAAATCCAACATCATTAGGTAAGGGAACTATTCCTTTAAAAACTTTAGATAGTTATAATTACGAAAATATTGATATGATTAAAATTGATGTTGAAGGATACGAAGAAGAAATACTCGCGGGAGCAATGAATACTATTTTAAAGAATAAACCTGTAATTGTGGTTGAACAACAAAAACACGAATATAAAGATGCAATTACAGATAAACCATCTATTAAGATTTTAGAATCATGGGGTTATAGAGTTGTAGATCATCACAAAAAAGATTGGATATTGAAATGTAAAAATTAGGATTTGAATTCCAGAAATGATATAGTACAAATTATCTTTTCAAGATAGATAAGGCAAAAATTTATTATAAACAACTCCTTGTCTGCTTTCCTCATCAGTCCAATGACATGCTGATAAATCATTTAACCATTGCTGTCGATCAAAAAACTGTGGACTACATATTTTAGAGATATCCTTGTTGGCAACATCCCAACAAACGCTACTGGGATCATCAACCCATAATGGCACTCCGGACATTATCGAAGCCACGCCGCTGCTGCTGTTAAACACAAATGCTGTACTAGCTCTGCGAAGATCGTCTGCTATACTGACGTTTATGCTATCACTGATTCGTGTGCCTTCTACCACAATTGGTCTTAGATCGGCAATTTTACCAGGATGCGGTCTAAGAACAATTGGTAAGGTGGTATAGCGTCTAATTTCGGAGATTTTTTGTTTAGCCCATTGAACTGGATTTATCCCTTTCATTGCCCAGCCACCGTCTCGTTGTATCAGCATTAAAATGTGTTCGCCTTGTAATTTCCAAGGATTAAGATCTAGTTTCAAATCTCTACTAAGTTGATTCCACCTTGATGAATCGCTGTTTTTATTTGCGTATTCGCTGGTATCATAGAATACACCATTAATGCTATAACGTAGATATTTATTGTCATGGTCTGCAAATTTAAAACAATTTGCATCTATAGACATTACATGATTTCTTGATTGGCGTTGTTTGTCCACCACTTCTGCTCGAAATTTTATATTTAAAGTAGTCTGGATAGGACTAGGCCATCCTAATATCACAGCCAATTTAGCTGGACGATGAATGTATTTGGTTTCAACGTGCACCCGAGCGCCTACCCGTCTGGCACCCTCTGCAAACGCCATGAGAGTATCAACCTTTCTACCAGGTTCCTGTTTATTTAAAGAACTAAGATAAACAACAACATCATGCATACGGATGTGTCGGCACCCAAATATCGCCTGGTTCGTTTAAAATTCTATAAGCGGTACCGTCTCGCATTTCTAATTCAGTAAACTGAGCATATGACAGGTGGGCAGCCCAGGCTTCTACTTCTTCAGCTGTTGGAATATAGGGATTTTCTATATCAGAAAGGCGTTGACTGCATAAAGGCTGTGCAGCATTCGGACCCAATGTAATTGCAGGTTTCCCAAACAACAAAGCCTCAGAGGCAGCAATACTGTTAAAAGTTACTAGGCAATGAACGTCTTGACTCAAGGCCATCTCAATGGTATCGGTACTGGTGCGATCTCTTCTACTGCCTTTTAACCGTATCACGATCGGACGATCGGTATATTTTTTAATTGTACTTATAGTGTCTGTCATCCATTGGTCTAAATTTAAATTAAAACAATTCATGGCTTTCGCACTAGGTGGGCAGATTAATATATTTCTTCCTTTTTTAAATTTTGATCTACTCCATCCTATAGCAGCCAGTCTATCCGATGGTCTAGTAATAATAGGTCCTAGATTTTGCATGGAATTTTTTGTGATGCGATGATACAATTTTTTCCGCACATTACCAAAATATCCTGTGTCAATATAATAAAAGTCACGTCCCATAGCAGCACAGGCCTGCATGTGTTTAAATTTGGTTATTCCTCGGAATACAACAGGAGTCATAGATGCTTCTACCTTGTCATAATTTGTGATTTGACCACCACATCCTAGAACAAATGATTCCATATAAGGATCCCATCCAAGGCCTTTGCTGTCAGAGGAATCTCTTCTGCCGTCAACAGCAAAAACTTTTTTATTATCAAGCATTTTTATATCCTCGATTATGTCATCAACATTTTGCCCATAGACTTCACCAGATGGATCAACTCTATATTTTAATATATTTTTAAATACTGATTCAATTTCAGGAGGAATGTGGTCAAATGGGCCTGGGGGGCGAGGGGGGTTTTTAGATTTTTCTAAATTACAAAGTTCTCGTTCCCATACTGCTCCAAATTCGCAATGCCGGTGATTCTCAAACCACGGACCACCTTCGGTATAATGAATTAACTTTGGCGTGCCATCTTCCCCACCTTTGTACCATCCTACTAACCAATTGTATTCGTAGTGCAACTCGCCGATTTCTTCATCATCTAACCATTGAAATCTATGTAGAAATTGTCCGGTCTCTGTATTCACCAAATCAGTAGTGACTATTTTATTTGACGGGTGTCCACAATTCCATAGCACCATACTACTCCAGTTTTTTCTTGGATACGGTAATTGTTTTTGTCCATCCATTTTAATACTTTCAGATGGAGTATATTCGTGTTTTACCACCATTACAGCAAAATTATCATCGGCCTTATTAAACACTTCTTTAATATCAATTTGACATAAAAAATCACAATCTATGAAAACCGCCCAGCCTTCATAGTTCATTAAATACGGCACAAGAAATCTGGTAAATGTAAATTCTGTAGAGCTTAGAGGATCTATCTCTCTAGTGTATATTCCTGATTGTTTTAGTTCATCTAATTTTATCGGTATAATTTCTGCATCGGCCTGTCTCGAAATGATACTATATTTACATACTTGATATGCAATATCTTCTCTAGAATCATAACCAACAAAAATTTTCATTATTTTATTACCTTAATGAGATATTATATCTAGTGCATCGCCAGAAATTAACTCTTGACTGTGAAATTGACCATAGGCTAGATGGGCTGCCCATTTTATTAATTTATCATGGTCGGGATAGTATGGCGTTTCTATTTTACTAAGATCTTGTGAAGCCACTGGTGCTGCGGCATTACAGGGAGCGAGCGTAAACGCAGGTATACCGTACATAATTGATTCAGTTGCGGCTACAGAATTAAAAGTTACAAGTGCAAAAACATCGTTATCTAACGCTTGTTTTAGAGTATTTGTTATTGTTCGATCCTGTCTTTTCGGAGCTCTTTCTCTTATTTCTATAGGACGGTTAGTATGTTGTTTAATTTTTTCTACAGTTTCCGTAATCCAATTATCTAGATTCACCCCATAAAATTTACACGGTTTTTCATCAGGAACGGCTATTAGTATTTTTTTGCCATCTTTTTTCCAAGGGACTAATTTTTTATTAAATTTTTTCCAACGATCGTCCGGACGTGGAATAATTTCACTATGTTGCAGATTATTCTTTACTATACGATGCCAATACTTAAGACCATTGGGATTTTCGGTAGAAATGTTATTTCCAAAATATCCTGTATCTACATAATAAAAAACCCTATTATCTTCCCAACAACGTTGCATTATTTTATATTTCATAATTCCGCGTAGTACTATCGGTTCGGTTGAATCCTCATATATAAAATCATCCGTAGATGTAATCTTTCCGTTAACCGATGATGCAAGTTTTTGAATATATTCATCCTTGCCGTCCTTGCTTAGAAAAATCCAGTTTTTCATTGTCTTTCTATGTCTTCTTCTATACACTGATCACCGTATTGTATTTCTACGACTTTTAGAGGCTGATCAGTTTCGTTGCACAACTTATGCCATTGATGACGATTAATATGTATGTGTTGGAATCGAGTAAATTCACCTAGCAGGTCCACGTCTGTGGATTGGTCGATGGTATATACTGTGGCAGTACCTTCGGCTACAAACCAATGTTCCGCTCTATCTCGATGACGTTGCATGCTGAGACAGGTCTTAGGCAGCACTGTGATTTCTTTGACCTTCACTTCCTGATCTTGTTCATGTAAGACACGGTAATAACCCCATGCCCTGCCGGTCTTAGGAGCTTTCCATTCTTCTAATATCCACGAACTGGAATTGGCCTTATCGAATCCGCCAACTCCAAATGCAAATTCTAGATTGCGATCCTCAAACTCCATTTCCGGAATATTAGCGTCTGTGCGGTCCCCGCCATT